TCAGTGTCAGATGGTCCGTTATATCATTCCAGCTCCATGAACTGCCATCCTTTTCGAATCTGTATCCATGTCCCGTCAGACGGTTATAGAACATGTCCTGCTCATGCATGGTTTTAAGTTCGTCAGTAGTCCAATCACTCGCCGGCAGGTTCTCCAGCGTGGGATCGTAGTCAAAGAACCACAGAGTGTATTCTTTATCCGTCTGTTCTTTGACAAGGTCCATGTCCGCCTGCAGGTCATTAATGGTTTCATCCACATCTTTCCCTGTGGCCTGGTTGATGAACTTAGCGGATATTTCGCTCAGTACAGTGTTCAGGTCGATAAGCGGTTCCGGCATTGTATAGGAGTTGATACCTTTATATATACGAATGTAGGGACCGCCGACTGTTACACTGTCCCAGACGATTGCGCCTTGACGTGCCGGATCTGTTTCGTTACCAAGCTGGACGATATTATCACCCACAGAAGGCACATCACTACCGGATGCGCAATTCGTTTTGGAGAGTTCTATATAATCATCACCACATCCGCTCACATAACGCCAATAAAATGTTGTTCCGGTCTTCAGTGCAAAAGTCTCACTGATAGCAAAATCACCGACTTCAAAGGTATTTCTGACAATCCGTCCTTCGGCATCGGTCGTTTTGAAATAGCATCTGTAAACGTCTCCCCTGTCCTCAACCTTGTTACAGATGATTCCACCATTAGTGTTGTACTGTTTCCCTCCTATATAGGTAGACTGCTGCACTTGTATCTCGTTGATGCTTAACTTTTTTCGTATGTCAACGAAGTCTATATCAAGATGATAATTACCTTGTTCATCTTTATAAATACCGAATCCTGTACTGCCGGTGGAGAAATTATTAGAAATGATGTCACCGACAAGCTTTATCTGTTCGAGCGTGGATGTCCCCTTCGCATTGATACCTTCAAGGAAGGTCATCAGCTTTTCGATTGTTTCGGCTATGTCTTTTCGTACATACCGATCATCATTGTCGTTGTTACTGCCGATAATGGCAAGCTTGAAATGTTTCTTGCCGTCAGTTTCAGGTATGCTGGCATCCTTTACTAGTTTATAAATAGTTCCATTCTCAATGACGGAAACTACTTGTCCGGCATAGGGAACATAAGGCTCCGTGTCTGTATTACGGGCATAGACACGGGCTTCTTCTAAGGTTTCCCACACGTCAGTCGAATCAATAGAATAACCATTGACACGCTTGTATCTGCCGGCGAAACTGCTCCCTTTTATATCTAGTGCCATACTCAATTCGTTTTAAAGGTGAAATTATCTGTTTCGCTGCTTGTCGTAGCCGTACTGAACACATACATCGTATATTCCAAAGGTGTACTTCCATTAGCACCTTCAACACTGATCTTTCGCGGAGTGGCAGCGGAATCCAAATCCATGAAATTATATTGGTATCTCTCCAGTGAAACATCCTTGATGGTACCGTTTGGAATACAGATAACGAAAGTCTTATAATTGCCTATTGTGAACTTGTACGATCCGGCGTCCTTATACAATCCACTGCCTGAAAGTGCCCGCACCTCGGCTGAAGTCGTAGGAACCGAATTACAAACGCCTGCAAACCATTTTCTATGTACATTCACGCTGATTTTGCTGGTCAATTCTTTCTTGGGCAACGAACCATCTTCACTCGCAGCATATATGACTGTAGCAAAATAGGTTTCTCCCTGTGTGTAATTACCTTGCAGTTGTCTCGTTGCTGTCTGTATGCCACCTACTTCCTCAGAAAAAATTAGTTTGTTGTTAGGGTTATTATCATAATAAGCTTGTTCCATAGGACCTTGACCGTTTCGATATGCTGTATAAGTGATATAGCCTTTCTGAGTACCAAATTCGACATCATTAGAAGTCGAAAGTTTCCATTCTAATTTTGCTGAAGCCTTTTGAGAAAGCATATTAATAAAGATCTCTTCCAATGTAGTACCAGAAGGAATTGTATCCCCGGTCTTTATATAGCCTACATTACTGGATGTTACATTTATAGTCTGTATTAACTTTGCGATAGTGCTTCCTCCACTAGAAGAAGAGTTCCCGCTATTAATTACTTGCTGTTTGCTCTTTTCCTTTCGGTATGTAAGAGAGTCGATCTTGTTTTCAAGCTCGCCAATACGAGAATAAGGAGCTGTTTCTCCGACAGTGTATATCGGGGAGTCATAAGGGATATCAAGGTTATATTCAAGCCCTATGATACGAGAGATACGACCTTCTTCAAAGTATGCCTTATTAATAAGGTTCACTTTCTGACCAACGGTGAAACTCCTGGCAAAGTCGGGATCTTGTTTACCCGTTTCAGGATTAATGCCATAGATATAATCCGACATCATGGTGGTATTGTAAGTAGAAGGGTCCTGTTTAAGCTCTTCAATATATTCTCTTGCCCGTTCCTCGACTTCTTTCTCTGCGTCAGGAATAAGCTTGTCGGATACGAATTGGGGATCATAGCCATAGAGAATATACGTGTCACCACCTTGATCCGTAGGATGTAAAATGTCATCAGGAAGCATTCTGCCATAATCATCATTACGCTTTATCTCGTATACCTGAGCATCCTTGTTCCATGTTCCGTCCTCTGATTTTTCAGGCTGATATTTATCGCCTCCAGCTGAATCGTAAGGATTGAATGTTACTTCAAAGTCCATGCCGGCTAGAGGACCGGATTGAAAGACTATACGCAAATCTTCTCCATCTAACCGATATTCGTTTGAGAAATGGAATCCCAGGTCCGAGTCTTTAAATCTCCATGCCAACCAATCTTTCGAAGTTTTTGTTCCATCCGGATTATCTATAGTATCAGTATATGTATGAGTTGTTACCATACCCGTCAGTTTTTCACGTTTAGGATAGATATCATCAAAAATAACGATCTGCTCTACAGCTTCCTCCTCTGTCATACCTTCATAGGCATCAATATATGGTACGCCTTCAGGCATCATCAAATGCTTAGTCACAATACCTTCGGCAGTTTGAGAACCTTTATCATCTGAGAAATATATAGATGGGACATTACCTTTTACAATGTTATCAATTGTGTAGGTGTCGCCAAGAGAAGCGGTAATACCTTCCGGCAAACGCAGCACATTAGCTGCTTCGCCTGTGAAAAATCCCGGATTGTACACAGCATTAAATGACTTTCCAGCATTTGCTCCGGTAACGAACGCGATAGTAGTATTCACAGACTGAGCCAAATTCTCTAATATAAGATCAAAGGAAAGAATCTGGGCAGAAACACCGCGAGGAGATACTTCTGTTTGCGCTCTCACTGTTAATTTCGCTTCTAGATTAACGGCTCCCTTTTCTATATTGAAACTCGAAGGAAAATTGAACGTGTCTCTGAATCCATTTATATTTTTATCTGAATGGTAATGGTCCTTGTTTTCACTATACACAGTATGAGCTTTGCCATCTTTTGTGTAATATAAATCCAGCTGGTAATAATATGTTCCTACTGGAGGATAATATTCCGTTGACCCGGTACCAGTTATTCCACTAATCATAAACTGAACAGGAGCTGTTAACACGGAATAAGTACCACCACTCAGAGCGTTGATTATAGTACACTTATATTCTCTATTTTCATTGACAACGCTTCCATCAATATGTGCCTTTCCCTGTAATCTTTCACACAAAATCGAATCGGATGGAAAGTATTCACTCTTAAGCACTCTTGATGTATCCGCTATATCACGTCCGCTTACTTGCTTGACATCAAAGATCAATTTCTTGCGGTATGTTGGCGGTATGTTCCGTGTTGACCCAAACGCATAAATACGAGTTGCGTATGAATCTTGGCTATCACTTCTATCCATCTTGCTGACATTCATTCCTAGTTCGAAGTCAACAGGATCGCCATCCTCACAACGACCAAAATGAATCACTTCTTCCTCTACCCACCACTCACATTCAAAACTCTCAGCCATTTGATTGAGTGCATCGATCATGTTAATATTTTCGTATGAGATCAATTTAGAAGAAGTATCTACTGTCTTATCTATTTCGCATTTAAACGTTTTGTCATGGTACTTATAACCTAGGATTTCCAAGTTCTTCAGAAACACATCCATGTGAACCTTTAAGGTATCAGTAAGATTCCAGCCTGCCTCACGACTACCGCTATCAGGACTATAGAAAAATTTCTTGTTTTTCCACTTCCAATAGTAAGCATCAAGACGGATTTCGTAGTCATAGCCACCTGTTGATGTGTTATAAGCAGGCTTATACAAGTCCACAAGTTCAAAGACGCCTAACTCGTTATCTATACCATCTCCTAACTTGAAGTGTACAGGATCATCCAATGAAAACTTCAATGTGATATAATCCTCCTTCATCAAGAGATATTTGCGCTTACTACCTTCATTAATTGGAGTAGAATAGCGTATGTTTCCAAATATGTCTTTGATATCTATCATAACATTTCCAAAGTTCGGAGATAAAAAAAAGAGTGCCCAATTTTGAGCACTCACAGATACGACAATGAAATCAATGTCGTAAATTAGATATTTTCAACACGATTTGACGGATTTGGCTCCTCAAATTTTGATGAAATCTTCCCAAATGTACGATCAATACTCTGAGCATAAGATATGCTTTTCCCACGATAAATAAGATGATAAATCTCACTCCCATTATCTGGAACATATATATCCACTGTTCCTTTGTAAAGTTCATTATAGAATAGACTCTTTTTATCAAGAAAATCAGATTCAGACTCACCTTCAATAGTAAAAACAAGCGTAATTTCACGAGAATCTAATTTTGTATTAGCGACTGAAATACGCTTTCCATGCTCAAGTCGACTTGAGTTCTCTATAAATTCTTTCATTGGTACTGGTGCGCCCAGCACATCCAGAAATTTATCTCCCATTCTGACGCCCCATTCTAGAAAAGCATCCTTACCATTTATTATTAAATCTGCCATAAACTTATAATTTTGATGTATTCTTTTTCACTTCCGAAATATCAGCCTTAATATCTTTCAAATATTTAGCTGAATTACCTGTATTCTCTGAAATCTGAACCAATTCGAGATAAGAATTAGCTATCAGATCTCTCGTATTATCAGCGATATTGCGCATATCTGTATTTACACGGAGTATATCATCAGCTCTCATCGTCAAAAGATTAAGGAATTGTGATTGAATGATATTCTGATTTTTAATCTCCTCCCCCGCTACCTGTAAGGCAGTGAAACGCCCATTAAGTTCTTCGCCTGTATCCTGTGACATGGCAGCAAATCCTTTTTGGGAAGAGGATTGAGAGGTAGATGCCCCGGAACTACCTACTATCTGTTCCCAAGCTTCACGATCTGATAATGCACCATTAACAATATCATCCCACTTATTTCTCAAATCCTTAACATCACTTGCAGTAATTCCACCTTCCTTCTTATTTGCTTCAGCGAAAGCTTCATACCAGTCTTCTAATGCCCCTTCATAATTTTTAGCAAACATAGAAGTGAAAATAGCCTTTCGCATATATTCTTCAAAGTTATCGGCAAAGTCCTTTGAAGAAGCGTCCATATCCATGAGAGTATTCAAAAAACTATCAAATAAGCTATCAAATGACATTTGTGTAAGCTGTTCATTGATAGAGTTAATAATATCCTTTTCAGTATCTCCATATTTAATAATATCATCAAGATAACCTCTGAAATCACCATCCATATTTGCCCATAATCCAGTATAGTTGGTTTTAATCCATTCCAACTGTTCTGCCGACATATTAAGCATACTCCACATATTGCTGAAATCAACACCTCCAAGAGCTTTGGAAATATCGCCTGCAACATCCTTCCAGTTAGTGCCATTGTAGTCATAGGAACCTTTCCACATACGGTAATTTATAGAATGACTACCAGCACTTTTACCTGCATCTAATCTTGAGCTAGCGAGTTCTTTTGTTATTTCCCTTTCAGAATTCAATATATCTAGTGCCTCCTGTCCAACCTTTGTTACTTCGGCTCCGTAGGATTCCTTAATGTAGGCTTTCTTCTTATCAAGAAGCTGATCCCAAACATCTAGCAAAGTACCATACTCCTCAACTAATTCATTGTAATCGTCATAATCAGCACTTTTCATGAAACTCATATCTAGCCCCGTTATGGCTTCTGTGTCCCTCGCGAAAGCGTCAGTTACAGTACTTGATATATTTTCGATAATATCCATACCATATTGAAAAGTACCCACTTCGCCTGCGGCATCTATTATAGATAAAATAGCCGAAATGATTCCACCGATTTTGGTTCCTGAAGCACTGAGGGTATCAACAAGAGCTCCAACTGTATTTCCAATATCAGACAAACTAACATTCTCTTTACCGAGTTGTACGATGGCGTTGGAAACGGAAGTAATATTACTGATGGCCTTATCTTTTGATTTTTCTACATTCGTTTGTGCATTAACTTGGTTTGCCTCAGCAGTATTCTTTTTATTCTTTGCCTTTTCTATGGCAGCTTCATCACCTGATTTTAATACTTTTTCTAGCTCTTCCTGTGCTTCTTTTACTTTAATAACAGACTGTTCGTACTCATTAAGAGATTCACTAATACCTCCGAAGAAACCTCCTTTATCTACTAAAGCATTATTTATGTTGTTCAAAGCTTCCTCCATCACTTTGATCTGTTCCGGAGTAGCATTTTTGAATTCTGGGGACTTCTTAAAATCTTGTAACTGTTTCTTT